ACAATATAAAGACGATCCAGTAAAAGAAAGAGTGTTATATGATTCTCAAATCATTTATATTTCATATTCTTCCCTGTCAACTGCTTCAAGAGTTAGTTATGTTGAGAGACTGGTTAGATCGTTTAACCTACTTAGAATTATGGAACACACCAGAGTAATCTGGGCAGTGACCAATGCTTCATTTAGAATGAAGTTTATTATCCCTGTTGGTGGTAAATCTAAAACAAGAGCAAAACAATCGTTAGCTCAACTGATGAATAACTATAAAGAGGTTGTTGACTTTGATTTCGAATCAGGCTCATTAACAACAGACGGTAAACCAATGCTACAGTTTAATAAAGAATATTGGTTACCTTCTAAAGATGGTGAAACACCAGAAATTGAAACTCTTGGTGGTGAAGGACCAGACCTATCTGATACAGAAGCATTAAAATACTTCTCAGATAAAATGAAAGAGGTTTCTAAAATACCTTACAATAGATTCTTATATGAAGATGATGGTGGTGACTATGCTTTAGCTGGTGATGGTATGGTAAGAGATGAGATTAAGTTTGGTAAGTTTATCAAGCGTCTAAGATCAGTCTTCCAAGAGATACTAGTAAAACCACTTTATATTCAAATGTGTCTTAAATATCCAGAGTTCCAAAACGATCCACAGTTTAAAACTCAAGTGGCTTTAAGGTTTAATGAAGAGAATGTATTTGCAGAATTAAAAGAGCAAGAAATCATGCAATTAAGATTAGACTTTATCGCAAGCATGAGAGATTCTCTAATGACAACTAATCCAGAAACTATGGAAGAAGAATACTATTTCGACCAAGAATATCTAGTAACTAAATACTTGAAATTAACTGACGACGAGATTAGAGCTAATAAAGCCTATAAGGCAAAAGAGGCTAAAGATAATGCAGAGGAACCTGAGAAAGAGGACCCAAACGCAATTTAACCTAGATTCGATAGAAAAAGAGATATATAAATTATGAAAAACGATTTTACAATTATCAGAACCTTTGAGGAATTCATTTCTGAAGATGCATTAAAGGCTGGAGAGGATTCTAAAATATATGTCGAAGACGTTACTTTAGATTCTGGGTCAACCATTAAATCAGCAGAAATTTTAGGAGCTATTACTGCTTCTAAAACAGAAGGTGAATTTAAAGAATACTTTTATTCAGAATATGGCGTTAATGCCTTTGCCGAAGGCGAAATGGATATTTTAGTAGCTTATTATTTAGATAAAGAGGCTGAAGATGCTGAAGCAGAGAAAGAAGCTGAAAAAGAAGAGGCACCTGCAGAGGGTGGAGAAGAAGATCCACTGGCCGACATCTAAAAGATATTAAGATAATTGCATAATACAAGTAGATATATAATAAAAATAGATAAACCATAGATATGGCAAACAAAAACGACTTATTGATCGTAGAAATGTCTTCATCTCAGTTAAAAGTAGCTGAAGGTGAAAACAAAGAGTACATTCTAGAAGGTATCTTTGGCGAAATTGACGCTAAAAATAAAAATAATCGAATCTATACTGAAGATGAGTATGTTCCTCAAATTCAGCAATTACAAGATAAGATTAAATCTTCTAAACTATTAGGTGAGTTAGATCACCCACAACAGTTTGATGTTTCTCTTAAGAATGTTTCACACATTATTGAAGAACTTTATTACGACAAAGATAACAAACACGTTAAAGGTAAAATCAGACTTTTAGATACTGATGCTGGTAGACAAGCTAAAGCTCTTGTTGATGCTGGAGTACCTTTACAAATCTCTTCTAGAGCAGCTGGTGCCGTTGAATCTAACGGTAAAGTTAAAATCAAGCAATTATTTACTTATGACTTAGTAGCAGATCCTGGATTCGCTAATGCTGAGTTAAAGAGAGTAAATGAATCTTATGGCTTTGATGATAACTCAGGTCTATGGATCTACGAAATGAACGGCGAGAGCGCAGAAGCTCCTGAAGTAGCACAAGAAATTACAGAAACCAATATAGAAACAAATAATAATAAAAACATGGCAGAATTTGTAAAGGCTGAAGATTTCCACAAGTATTCTGAGTACTTAGCTGGTGAAATCAAGTCACTAAAAGAGTCAATCGGAGCAAACAGCGAAGATGACACGTTAGAGAACGTAAAGTCTCATAACGATCACATCGTTGAAAGCGTCAATACTCTCTCAGAATACGTAGAGTATTTAGCTAGCAAATTAGACGAGTCAATCCAATATACAGAGCATGTAGCTGAAAAAGCCGATCAAGGTATTTCATATACAGAAACTGTAGCAGAAAAATTAGATCAAGGTATTCAATACTCTGAGCATTTAGCTGAATCTATTAGTAAAGTTAAAGACTTTGCTGAGATTGTTGCTGAAGGTAATAATGAGCATTCTGAAACTGCAAAGAACCTTTTATCTTATGTTGACTACTTAAAAGAAAATCTACAATCTGTATCTGAGTATGCAGAGTATATTGCTACTTCAATTAATGAAGGTAGTATGGTTGAAGAGACTGAAGAGGTTGAAGAAACTGAAGAAGTTGAAGAAACTGAAACTACTGAAGTTGAAGAAACTAAAGAAGTTGCTGAAGAAGACGAAGCTGGTGAAGGTGCTGAAGAAGTAGTCGAAGAAGAAGGCGAAGAAGTTGAAGAAACTGAGGAAGTTGAAGAAACTGAGGAAGTTGAAGAAACTGAAGAAGCACATCACGAAGAAGGTGAAGTTGAAGAGACTGAAGAAGTTGAAGAGACTGAAGAAGTTGAAGAAGACGAAGCTGGCGAAGGTGCTGAAGAAGTAGTTGAAGACGAAGTTACTGAAGAAGAAGCAGAAGAGGTTGAAGAAACTGAGGAAGTTGAAGAAACTGAAGAAGTAGTTGAAGACGAAGTTGAAGAGACTGAAGAAGTTGAAGAGACTGAAGAAGTTGAGGAAACTGAAGAAGTAGCTGAAGAAGATGAAGCTGGTGAAGGTGCTGAAGAAGTTGCTGAAACTGAAGAAGTTGAAGAAACTGAAGAAGTTGAGGAAACTGAAGAAGTAGCTGAAGAAGATGAAGCTGGTGAAGGTGCTGAAGAAGTAGCTGAAGAAGATGAAGTTGAAGAAACTGAAGAAGTTGAAGAGACTGAAGAAGTTGAAGAATCTGCTTTAGATACTTACAAAAAAGAAATTTCATCTAAGTTAGATGCACTAGTTGAAGCTGCACAAGTAAAAGAAAATGAAAATCCTGCATTTTTAAATGTAGTATCAAGTTCTATACAAGAAGCTTACAATGCATTAAACGAAGATGCTAAAACTGAAGTTAGAAATAGAGTAACAAAAAGAGCATTTATGAATGAGGCACAAATCAGTGCAATCATTGAAAACGCAGATGCTGTTGTTGAAGCTAGAAACTCTGAACCATTCTTTATCTCAGCTATGCCTGCAGAATATAAAGAAAAGTTTGAAGCTCTAACTGAAGGAAAACAAAATCAAATCAAAGCTCAAGCTAATTACCATACTCTAAAAACTGAGTATCAAGTTAGAAACTTCTGGGAAACTAGAGATCTAAGAGAGGTAAAAGTTGACCTAGAAAAGTTAGCGGTAGTTAACGAATCAGCAGTTGCTGAAAAGAAGAACGAGCCACTTTATGATGTGTCTAACTACGCTGAAGGCTTAAAGAAAAGATTTAATAAATAAGAATATATAAAAATATCGACGATAAAAGAGTGACAGAAGCAGAACACTCAAGCAAGTCGAGTTCAGAAATGAACGTTTAAACAAAACCATTAAAAAAACAATTTAACAAAATGGCAAATTTAATTAATGAAGCTGAAGTTAGAAACACTTGGTCTCCGATTATCGAAGAAGCAACTGGAATTAACGAAAGCTCAAAGCTAGCTTGGATGTCAGAATACTGTCACAATCACAAGCTTTATGAAGATGCATCTGTAATGACACTAGGTAATGGTGGAACAGGTGGTAACATCTTTGGTATGGGTGCAACTAAGTTCCCAACTGCAGGTAACGCAGACGGTTCAGGTGATAAAGCTCCAACTTTACTACCTTTAGCGATGCAAGTTGCTGCACAAACAATCGGTTTAGACCTAGTACCTGTTGTACCTATGGCTGGACCAATGGGATTACTTTCTTACTTAGACTTCGTATACGAAGGTGGTAAGATTGCTGGTTCTGTAACTCCAACTTACATCAAGTATGGTGACAAAGATTCAGATAAAGTAGGAACTGACGTAAGAGTTGGTTTCTCAAGAATCGATGGTAAAGCAATCATCAAAATCGTTGATGCATTAGATGCTGGTCAAGTTATTACTGACAGATATACTGGTGCTGAACTAGTTGCTGCATTAGAAGACCACATCCCAGGATTCTCTGGTGCTGGTGCTGAAGCTGGTGCTGCTGCTTACGAGCCAATGTCAAGAGGTTTCGGTGAGCAACAAAACGATAAAGTAATGGGCTTAAGCTTATTCTCTAAATCAGTTTCTGCAGAGACTTTCCAAGTAGCTGCTGCTGTAACTAGAGAGCAAGTACAAGACTTAAAACAATTCGGTGTTGACGCTGTTGCTCAAGTAGAAGCAGTTTTAACTAACGAATTAACTCAGTCTATTAACGAGCACATCTTAGGAAAAATGAGAGCTTTAGCTGCTGTTAATGACGGCGTTGGAGATTTATCATTTGGTACTTTAGCTGGTGGTGAAACTAAAGCTGACCAACACAGAAAGATTTTAACTCACATCTTAGCTTCTGCGAACTTAATCGCACAAAGAGGTAGAAGAGGTGCTGGTAACTTCGCTGTAGTAGGTGGTATGGTTGCTTCTGCAATCCAATCTATCGCTGGTTTCGTTGCATACCCAATGGCTAACACTGTTAACCAAGTTGCAGGTTCAATCTATCCTTTAGGTTCTGTAGCAGGTATCAACATTTACACTGATCCATCAATCGCATTTGGTGATCTAAATGTATTAGTTGGTAGAAAAGGTGACGGTAACGGTCCAGGTCTTGTATTCATGCCTTACTTAATGGCTGAATCAGTACAAGCTATCGTTGAAGGTACTATGGCTCCAAAAGTAGCTGTAAAATCTAGATACGCATTAGTTGAAGCTGGATTCCACCCTGGAACTCAATATGAGTCATTCGCGATCTCATTAGGTCAGGATGTTACATTACTATAATAACTAGTTATATGTAAATAATTAAAGCCCCTCTTTTTGAGGGGCTTTTTTTTGTTTTAAACTTTAGAAAAGTTCTATATATAATAAGTAAACTATTTTTATACATGAATTTACCTAAGATAATTCATCAGATCTGGATAGGCCCAGATCCCATACCAAAAGAATATCAACACTATATTAACATGATGCGAGATATGCATCCAGATTGGCAGCATATAATATGGGGTAATAAAGAAATATTTGAGGGAGAGTTTAAAGAAGACCCATTTTTAAGTAAATGGAAAGATCAGATTAATAGTGAATATTTATTACAACCTGCGTTTATTAGCGATAGAGCTAGATTATTAATATTAGAAAAAATGGGAGGCATTTATGTTGATGTAGATGCAAAACCAATTAAGTCGTTTAATACAATATTACCAATTTTACCAGAACAATGTAAGTTATTTGCAGGCTGGAAGTGGAGCGGCGAGCATGGCTATATGGCAGATGTTACAGCATTAGGTGCTATCCCGGATAATCCACACTTAAAGTTTATTATAGGTAGATGGGGAGATGGTAAATATAACCACCCACTTAGTGGTCTTCATATTTCTAATGAAATTCTAGATAGAATGGACTATGATATAACTCTATTGCATAATGATTACTTCTATAGTGGACATATTAAGGATAGAACACTATTTCTACATGATACTGACCATAGAGCGCTTTCATGGACTGCTATGACTCCAGAGTGGATGTTAGATCAAGAAAGCGATGTAGAAGAAGATATATAATAAAAGAATTATTTTAAAATAACAAAAAGCAAGATGGCAAAAGGTAAACCAATAAAGCCTCTATTAATGCAGGAAGCCTTTGAATCTGGTATGGGAAGTATTTCTAATCCAGATCAAAATACAGTTCCAGCTACAAAAATAGATATTAATACGGTTGCAACTAATCAAACTTCTGTTAAATCAGGAGATGAAGTTAGAGCAGATATTCTTAAAGATGTCGACGCTATATTAACTAATTTAGATACTTTATCTAAAAGAATTAGTGAAACTGTAAATAAAGATTTTTTTTTTCAAGAAAATAGACCACTAAACGAAAGTCTAGAAGGAATATTAGGATGGGTTAAGAAACAGGCTAACTTTGTAAAGGGTCTAGCTCTAGTAAAAGGTAAATATAAAGATTTACTTTCTAATGCTAATGCAGATATTATTGCCGCTAAAGAATATGATGCAGTAAAAAAACTAGAAGCTGCTATCGATAAAATGAAGCGCGCTAGGGATGAAGCTTCTGGTCCTAAAAAGGATGCAATCAAACAAAAAGCAATTGCCACAATTAAAGCACTTAAAGAGAAGAAGTCAGATCTTAGTGAAAAATTCGAAGAGGTAAAAGAGAAGGCAAAACAATCTTTAGAAGATGCTAATGAAGACCTAAAGAAGTACGAAGATAATATGCCAGGTGGTAGTGAGGGAGAGCTTTATACCAATACTAAAAAGAAAATTGTTAATGAAGTAAAGCTAGAAGGCCTAAGAGAAAAGGGTAGAATTGCAAAAGAAAAGGGCAAAGCCGATGCTGCAAAAGAGGCTGCTGATGAGCTTAAGAAAATGGGAGCCAAGTCTAAAGAGGCAGATGAAGCTATTAAAGAGCTTTCAAAAGATGTAGATCCTAAGTTAGAAGAGGATATTAAGAAAATTCAAACTGAAATTGATAGAGAAAAGGATGAGGATCTTGCACCTGTACAATCTAAAATTGCTGATATTAAGAAAAATCTAGCAGACGCAAATCCGGAACAAAAAAGTAAATTAGAGGCAGAGCTAGCGGCAGCGAAAAAACAAGAAGATAAAACACAAGAAGGTATTTACTACTTAGAAGATTACCTAGAAGAGTTAAAGGCTCAAAGAGCTGCATTAAAGGGCGAAGATTACGAAAAGAAAGATTCTAAAGCTGGTAGTACTAAAGACGATACAGAAGATGGTGGTAATGCTTTAATGAAAGATGATGGAAAAGAAGAACCTAAAAATCCTGAAATTAAAAAAGCTCAAGATAAATTAGCTTCTGCTCAAAAGGCATTACAAGATGACGAGGATGAATTAGAAGAAATACCTGATACAATTAAAAAGGTTGATGGTGATATTGCAAAAGCAGAAAAAACTGCAGCGGCTTCCGATCCACCTAGTGCAAAAGATCTTAAGAAAGCAGACGATCAAATTAAGAAGTTAGAAGATGAACTACCGGGTTTAATGGATAAATTAAATTCAAGAAACCACCCAGATGTTATGTCAAAAAAACTAGAAATTGCACAAGCTAAATTAACTAAAGCTGAGCTTGGCGGAGATACTACTGAGATTGAAGATGCAAAGGCCGATGTTGGATCTGCAAAATCAAATTATCAAGAGGCTGTGAGTTCACAAGAAGAAGTCGAAGAGGCTAAATCTTCTGACCAAGAAGCTGCAATACAAGTTGCAAAAGATGAAATTGAAGATCTGAAAAAGAAAAAAGAAGATCTTAAAAATAGAGAGAAGGAATTAATAAATAAAGAGATTCCTGAAGATCAAACGAAGGTAGACCAGGCTGCAAAAGATTTAAAAGCAGTTAAGAAGGGAGAATTCGATGAAATTAAGAAAAAACAAAAAGCCAAGAACGAATCTAAAGAATTAACTTGGGAGTCTTTAAAAGAAGACTTAGGTATAAATCAGAAAATTGAATTGCATGAGTCAATGTCAGTTTCTGATAAAATGAAAATAATTCTAAGTAGATAAATTAGACTTAGCGTTCTTTTTAGCAAGTTTAAGAAACTCCTCTCGTTCCGCGAGCAGGAGTTTTTTGCATTTCTTGCGAAAGTCAACTGATGATTTAAGTATACGACTATCCACCATTGGCGCTTCTAAGACATCGTAATATTCAGGGTGTATGAAATTCTTTAAATCGAAATTCATGAACCTGGCCCTAATAGGTTTAAGTGAGATGGCGCAATACCAATCAATAGTATTATAGGAACGCTCTAGACCTTTTTCATCTATTGCTCTATCATTTATCACATCCCAATAAATCTTAATATTAGTTCTAGAATTCGGTCGCTGTATCTTTAAAACACATTCCATGAATTGGTCATCATCAGACCATTTAGCAAGATTCCTCTGAGTTATTAGAAACTTTCTTAAGAATCTTGGTAAGTACTTTAGAACAATACCGTATCGGTTTGCTGGCCAAGGGCCACCTGTCTTCTCAATTCGTATACTCATATAGTATATTTATCTATGAAACATTTTAGTCATCTGATACTATAACTATTAAACTCAAAGTTGTATGCAATCAATAAACCAACTCTTTACCGAAAAGTATCGGCCAAAAAATTTAGAAGAACTAATACTGCCTGATGCAGTAATGAATAAGTTCAAAGACGGACTAGTCCAGAATATGCTGTTTGCAGGCTCACCAGGAACAGGTAAGACCTCTACTGCAAAAGCCGTTGTCAATCAATTTGGACTACCTTATTTGTACATTAACGCGTCCACAGACACCTCTGTAGATGTGATTAGAACTAGAATTACAGATTTCTGTTCTACAGTCTCAATTATGGACGAGCCTGGAATGTTTAAGGTGGTTATCCTAGATGAGGTCGACGGTGTATCAGATCAGTTCTTTAAAGCACTTCGTGCTACTATGGAGCAATTTGCATCCAATTCAAGATTTATCGCAACTTGTAACTATATTAATAAGTTGCCAGACCCAATCCTATCAAGATTTGAAGTCATTAACTTTGACTTTGATAAAGAAGAGGAGACTGAGTTGACAAAGAAGTATATTCGTAGAGTATATGATATTTGCAAACAGGAAGACATGACAATTGAGAAAGATGCTCTAGTAGAATTTGTTAGGCGTAACTTCCCTGATCTAAGATCGACGCTTAACAAACTACAAGGGTTTAAAACTCAAGGTACAAATAATATTACAGTTGGAGATGTAAAGAGATTTAACTCAGTCTATAAAGACGTATTTGAATTAATCTTTAACGAGACGGATCCAGCTAAAAACTATCAACTACTAGTTAGTAATCACTCTAATAGAGTAGACGATATTCTACAAACGTTAGGTGAAGAGTTTGTTGAATATATACAACAAGAACAATTGCAATCGGTTAAGCATATCCCACAGATAATTATTTCTGTAGCTAAACACCAACAGCAGAGAGTTCATGTAATAGATCCCGTAATCACAATGTTAAGTTGTGTTTATGAGATACAAGGAATAATTAGAGGCTAAAAAAGTGTTAAATAATTTTTCTATGTCAAATATTTTTCGTATATTAGTACTAGAAAAGCATAACAAACATAAGATATGAAAGTGGGAAAACATACACTATTAATCGACGGTAACTACTTTGTCTTCAGTAGACTATTCGTATTACCGAAACCAAAGCAAGGTAAATTACTTGCTGATGATAAACAACGCGCACAATTTATGCGTAAACTTGCAATTGACTTTGCATCAGAAATGCGTAAGCTTAAGATGTTTGTAGATGACGTAGTCTTAGCTGTAGATTCAAAGTCTTGGCGTAAAGATCTATTTCCAGCAGAAGACTATAAGGGTACGAGAAAGCAAAACCAAACTGTAGACTGGCCATCAGTCTATGCAGTCTATGAAGAATTTCAAAAAGTTCTAGCTGGTAAAGGTGTAACAGTACACCAGATCCAAGGCGCGGAAGCAGATGATGTTATCTTCGGTTGGTCTACTATGCTAAACGCTAGAGGTAAATCATGTATTGTATGGACAGGCGACAGAGACTTAATCCAATTAGTTAACTATTCAAATACTAATGACGCACATACTGTCTGGTATTACAATACTAAGAAAACACTTTATGCGTATAAAGGTTTCGAAAAGGATATGTCTACTTCAGCTACTGCAGAAATTTCAAATGATGATATGTTATTCAATATGGGCGGTCAGTCTATGTTACGTGATAACTATCAGAATGATATTATGGACTGGGTAAAAGCTAACAAGGTAAAGATTGAAGAGGTTGATTGTGATGAATTCATCTTTAAGAAAATACTTGTTGGTGATAAATCAGATAATATTCAGTCAGTTATTACATGGCAGAAAGAAATGAAGAATGGTAAACTTAGAAACTATTCTATTACCGATAAAACAGCAGATGTTATTTGGAAGCAGTTTATTAAAGAGTATAAAGATTTTACAGTTGAATTTCTATTCTCATCAGAAGCAAAAGATGTTTTATCAGATATTATCTATAGAGTTGTGGGACATAGTTCAATTAACTTAATCAAAACTAACCTTACAACTAACGTAGCATTAATGTTATTACATAATAAGACTATTCCAGATCCAATCTTAAAAGCCATCTATGAAGCTATTGAAAAGGACTGGGAAGGAGCAATAGAATCCAAAGAGTCTATTATGGAAATGGATAAAATACTTGAAGGTACTGACTGGCTAGAAGGAGCTAAGAAAGCTAACTTTGCACCAGACCCATTCGCAGGTATGGATATTCCAAAAGAAGAGCCAAAGTCTCCTATGAAGCTTGTAGGTAAAAAGACAAAGAAATCTACTAAAAAAGATCCAACTAAAAAGTTATTCTAATGACTCTAGATGAACATTTATTAATTGAAGAAATTCTAGCTGAAGCCAATGCTTATGGTTTAAAGGCCGAAGTTACCAAATGGGCTAATAAACTTTTAAAAGAAGGATATTCTTATGAGGAAGCATATAATATGGCATTCCTCGAGTGGTGTAAGTAAACTTTACCACTTATTAACATATAATCATTATGCTAGACGAAACAAAACTATTTGATTTTGTGAAAATTATGTTCACAAAACCAGCAACCTATAAGAAAATAAAACAACATAATAAAAAACGACATCATTTTATGATTAATCGTTTTATGTCTATTAAATATCCAAGTAATGCACAGCTATTTAATGTAAATGGAATTAGTGGTGCAAATGTAGTAGATAGTTGGTCAATGGTCGCTGCTAGGTTTAAATCAGTCCCTGGATGGTTTTATACTAAAACTAAAAAGGCTAAGAAAACTGTGGCAGATAAATATAATCCCAGTGAAAGAGCTGTGGAAATATATATGGATAAGAACGAGATAGGCACTCGAGAATTCGGTGAATTATTAAAATTTGCTAAAGAGGATTTATATGCAGATCTTAAAAAAATTGAACAACAGATTGATGTCTACACAAAATGATTGGTTTACAGAAGTTATTGACATCACACTTTACAAGTACAATTCAATTGACTTAAAGCTGTGGGGAATAATTAATAGAGACGTTAAAGCTAGATCGGCTAGTGATGAAAGTATGCTAGTTACAAAAGATCGAATGCTAGAATATCTTAATTATGCATTTAAGAAAGATCTTAATAGATTCCATACAGTTAGTGACGTTAATATCCATAAAGAGGCAACATCTGTATATTTTATTTGGCAAATATTACAGACTATGCAAAACCTTAAATATATTAAGGTTAATCTAAATAAGAATTCAAGCTATAATAGAATTGTAAATGTAGATCAGGTAAAAACTATCAAGTATGATATTAAAGTCCTTAGAGGTAGTGTTCGTATGTTTGACTTATTTAATGAACATGAATTAAAATTATCAAATATAATTTTACAAAAAGCTGGTTTACTAAAATTAAATCAAAAGTTTTCAGTCTTTAAACTAGCTGAATTTTTAAGGGCATTAGATTTATATCAAGATGCAAACAATACAACCGAAGTACTAGGAGTAACTAATGCATTTATTCAAACACTAGAGGGCTATGAGAACGATAACCCTGAAATTCTTTTAATCACCGATTGGGAGTCAGATATATAATAAAAATAGCAGAGCTTTGACTCTTTTAATATGGCGGTAACAAATTTTACAGCAGATACAATCGGAGATTATTTCTTCGCTAAACTACAAGAACCATACTCTAACATTAAAAAGGTTATTGGATGGAATATCTTAGTTGGTGTTAATTCTCCAAATTCAATAGGTACGTTAGAATTAGTACAGGGTAGCAATCAAATTGTAGGTACAAATACTAATTTTTCTATGAGTGCTGGTAATAATTTTATTGTAGGATCTCAAGTATTTACAGTAGATACTATTGATGGTAATACAATTACTACTACTGAACCAGCCGCATTTACAGCTTCCTCTGCAAAGTGGTATGAATATCCAGATAATGATAATTATTTTACTTATGATTTTAGATGGTCTCAAGATGATATATCATCTGATGGTGGCCAAATGTCAGAGCTAAGACCACTTACAATGGGTATCGGCCCAAGAGATTTAATGGGTATTGAATTTGACCCTACAAAACCACTTTGGATTGATGTAAGATTAGAAGCATATAGATTATCTAGTCTTCATAGTTTAAGTCTTTTATCAGTTACATTTGAATTAGAAACTGAACAGGGAACTATAGAATCTTGTCCACAAATTTGTACAGATTGTAACGACCCTTATATTGCGGGGTGTACAAACATTGTAGTGGATTGTTCAGATCCTATTTACGATCCGTATAGCTTAAATAAGCCGACTGCTATCTATGAAGAAATTAGCGAATTATCGGCTAATATGTGGGGTCACCCAGTAAAATATTTTAGAGTAGAACCAGATAATAGATCTAGAGATGTAATCTTAATGGAATACTCACTATATAATGTAGCAGCACAAGGTGAATTAAAAGTTGTGGTACCAGATAATGAGATGCCAACTAGAGAGTTCACGTATGATATTTTTGGTATGGGCTTTGAAGATTTTGAAATTCATATCACGAAAGGTCAAATGGAATCAGCGTTTGGAGAGGGTATTCACCCAAGACCTAGAGACTATATGTATATTCCTAGAATGAATAGAATGTATGAAGTATCTTCTGTAAGTTTTGCTGATGAATTTAATCAGAACATGACTTATTGGAGAGTTATGTTGAAAAAATATGAAGAGAGAACTTCTAGTATTGTCGGCGATGATGTAGTAGGCCAAGCAATTGACCAAGAAATGGATCAATTATTTACTGGCGTGGAAGAAGTACTTGGAGAAGAAATCCAGGGAGAATATAGACAATCTACAAAACCAGAACAATATCAAACAGTATTTTCTGAAGTAGGCGATGGAATTAGAGATAGAATTCATAATGGCCTTGTAATTTCTGATAAAGATATTAGAAATAAATGGACTATTATTTCTAAAAATCACTATGATTTAAACTCTGTAAAAGATTTAGGTATTGAATGTCTAGTCTATAATAAATATTCTCAATTACAAACATCAGATAACTTAGCATTCTCTGCATGGTTTAAACCTAATTTAACTACTGGGTCTGCAGAACAAGTTTTATTTGATGGATTTGAAAATCAAAAAGGACTTAAATTAACTGTTAATGAAACATCAGTTAAAGCATATATTAATGACAATGTATTTTCATATCCATTTACAGATAATATAGTAAATGATAATTGGTATGGAATAGTTTACAATCTAAATAATTCATTTACCAGTACTGGCGCTTATGTTTACAAGTTAAATAACAAGAGTAATACATTAACTCAGATGTCAGTATCTGATACTATGACAGAAGTAATGGATCAAACTGTAGATCTAACTTCACCTGCTGGTTGGGTAACTCCAAAAAAATGGTCCCTAATGCCTGGTAAATTAGCAATGACTAATATTAGGCTATATACAAAAATCGTAGGAAAAGATCAGCATAAGAATATTTTACAACAATATATCGTTAGAGATAATAGATTAACTCAGATTATCGATAATGCAATCCCTTCTATTCAATTAAGAAAGTATAATCAAAGCAGGTAACAATAATAGACAAAATTTGTTACATTATTTTCTAGATATATAGAATATAATATCATATTATGAGTGAAAAGAAAAAAACAATAGCCGAACAAGCAGATGATATTAGGCAAGAATTAGATGCATTAATTGGAGACTCTCCTCTTGATGTTGAAAACGATCCTAAAGACCTGCCTATTCAGGCTAAACCAACGGCGTTAGCTCCGATGGTAAATTATACAGAGCTAAAAGCTGGAGCTAGTAAAAAGGCTCAGAAAACTATTACGTCTCTTATGAAATTTTATCTCGATGCAGATATTATTGAAAAGGACGAATATATTAAGGCTAAAAAGCAAATGGATGAGATGACGATGTCTTCTCTAATTTATCAATTACAGGCTGGTGAAAAAGCCTTAACTACTCTATTAGAAACAATTGACTCTGGTGAATTAGCACCAAGAATGTTTGAAGTTCTTGCAACTCTACAGAAGTCAATGTTAGATATTATTAAATCTCAGACCATGTATTTAATGGCAGCAGAAGAGGGTACAAAAAGAATTGCTAGAGATATTGAGATATATCAGCAAAGAGCAAATCAATCTGAAATCGAAGGTGCTGGTGGAGACACTGGTAATAAAAATATCCAAAGGGGTACTAAAGACTTAATGGCTGCAATTCAAGCAGGTATACATGGTGCTGCTGAAGAGGATATTGAGGATGTTGAACCAACAGAAGAATAATAAATGTCAGACGGAATAGGAGATAATAAATGGATTCCCAAAGAGGAAGGGCCACAGGCAGCCTCGGAGAGAATTGTCTGGTCTACCAGGCAAATCAACGACTTGTTGGTTGCTATGGACCAGGGTTATCGCCCTAAGATTAAGTTACCATTCTACGAGGGTAGACAATTTCTAAAGAAGGGTAATATTGTATTTGAATATACTGATGAGGAAATTCAAGAGTTAGCTAGATGTGCCAAAGATATTGTCTATTTTGCAGAGAAGTATGCAGTAGTAATGACAGATGAAGGTATTCAACAGGTAAAGCTGAGAGATTATCAGAAGACCATGTTGAAGAATTTTCAGAATGATAGATTTAATATTGTGTTAGCATCTCGTCAGATGGGTAAAACAGTAACCGCATCTATTTTCAATGCATGGTATTTGACATTTAATATGGATAAGAATACTTTGTTACTTGCCAACAAATCTGACTCAACAAAAGAAATTATTGATAAAGCCAAAACAGTAATTGAGAACTTACCGTTCTTTATGAAACCTGGTATTATTAAATATGAT